GATTTGCAAAAGCTATGAACCCTATTACTGATGCAGAAGAAGTTAAGTTTAAAAGAGCTATGGCGCGTATGCGCAATTTCCAAGCAGAAGGTGATTCTCAGTTTTCTGCAGGGCGGCAGGCTGTTCAGTTGCCTACTGGTTACTTCAATTCAGCGCAAAGAGGGCTTATGCAATGACCGACGAAGAATTAAGACAAGTGCTTGCGCAGCAGAATTTGAACTCAGCACAAGGCAACTTAGTGCAATCTCAGATGCCTGCCATGCAGGAACGGATGCCTATGATGGGTACTCAGATTAGGCAGCGGCCAATGATCCCGTTGCAGGGGTATCAAGCCCCAGAAGGGATAAAAGAGGGCGTTACTAATTTCGTTCAAAACGCGCTACTTACGCCAATAAAAGAAGGGCTTTATTTAGAAGAAGGCCCAAAACGATATGGTCAAAGGCTCAGCAACAACCTTAAAGCGCAAGAAATTAACTTATACAACGCGCAACTTGATCGCCGCGATAACCTGATCAGAACATTATCGCCAATGGTCAACCGAGAAATGGCACCGTTGTTACCTAGTATGTCTTATGAGGATCTTTCAGACTTGCTCGGCAACCTGCGCGGCACGGCTGGCAGGATGCCCGGAGCGGCTCCAGGGACCATTGGGCAACAAAACTTGATGACAAATGAAGTAAGTATTCTCTCGCAAGCGACACCAGATACGAAAAACAGGTTCGATGCCGGTGGCGATGCCGCATTTAGGGCGCGTCAAGCTGAAGATGCAGCGGCACTGGAAATAGCAAAGCAAGACGCAGAAATTAGTAAAATTGAAGGAAGGAACCGCCAACAAATATATGCAGACAACTACACCTCAAGAATGGGTGCTTGGGATAACGCTAGGACTCAAATTAAAGATGTAATGCTTTTGCAGCAACTGATAGGCGAAGGCATAGACACTGGCTACGGCACAGAACTTATGATGAGCGTTAGAAATGTCTCAGGCAGTCTCGGCTTTGAGGTAGACAGCATTAAGGATCAAGAGCTTTTTGGCGCAATCACTAAGAGAATGGCGCTTGCGCTTCGCAACCCGGCAGGCGGCGCGGGGATGCCAGGAAGTATGTCTGACTCCGATAGAGAATACTTAAACGCAATGATCGCAGGCTTAGAAAAAACCGAAGGCGGCAACGCAATTATGCTTAAAGTCATGGAGGCGCAACTTAGGCGTGACATGAAACTTGGCGAGATGGCTGATGAGTGGATGGACAAAAATGGCACTTATAAAGGCTTTAAGCAAGAGGCGCAGGCGTACAGCAATGCCAACCCAATGTTTGAGTCGCTCAATGCTGAAGCTGACGCACTTATTGCTAGGAACGAGGCGGCAAAAGAGGGTGGGTTCATAAATTCGCCACTAAACGCAGACGGCACGTAAGGATAAAAACAGATGGCTAGAATTGAAGGGAAAATATATTTGCATCCTTTGCCCGACGAAGGAAATGTGCCGTTACTGTTTAACGGTGGTGACGAAAAAGATTTACTTAACTATCGCCGCCTCTCGACAACTGAGCGCGCTTTTGAGGCTACAAGTGGTGAGCGATATAACTTAGAAAATTTGCCTTCGTTGCGCGATCTGATGGACTCATCGCCAGAGTTAAGCTCTCGCTCTACCCTGTGGTCATCTATGATGTTCGCGGGAGATGAAGAGAAACTGCAAGGCGCAGTAGCAGGCCACTTGCAAGACGCAAGAATAGAAAACGATGAAAATGGGTCTAGCACCGTTCGCTTTACTGACTCCACTGGCGAGACTCGCAGGGCTTACTTAAATAAGCCAGGGTTCAGTATGCAAGACACCTCTCGCGTTATTGGCGAGGGCGCTGCTTTGACGGGTGCGGGCAAGTTGCTAGGCGTTGGCAAGACCGGCGTTGGAATGCTCAGTAATGCAGCCAGAATGTTTGGCGCTGGCTCTGGTGGCAGCGCTGGGCAAGACGTTGCCTCTGGGATGCTTGCTGGCGACTCAATGTTAGAGAGCGTTTCAAATGTTGATGTGCCAAGGGCTGTACAAACTGGCGCTTTAGAAGCTGGTATTGGCTCTGCACTAGACGTAATAGTTTCTTTAGCACCTGTGCTGCGTCAAAAGATGGCGCAAGGCGCAAACATATTTGATGGCCAGGGCGGTATTACCCAGGCTGGAAAAGATGCTTTAGAAGAAGCTGGCATTGTCTGGGATAACACAACGCAAGCATTCAGAGATGCGTTGCTTAAAAGGACTTTGCAGGGCGGCGAAATGACCCCGGCGCAGACTGCGATTCTGGCAGAGGCTGATTCGCTGCCCGTACCTGTGCCATTGACTCGCGGGCAAGTTACCGGCAGCCCAAGTGAACAGTTGACCGAAGACCAGATGCGCAAGGGCGTATATGGTGAGCCGGTAGAACGCAGAATGAACCAGTTTGTGAATGAAGAGCAAACGTCAGCGCTTGAGTCAAATCTCAGCGCAATTCAGCAAAGGATTGCTGGCGGCTCTCCGATAATAGCAAGAGGGCAAGGCGCAGAGGCTGTGCAGCAACAACTTGGCCAGCAGCGTCTGCAGGCTAACGCGCAAAAGAATCAGGCGTATGACGAAGCCAAAAACCCAAAATCTCTACAAGGCGGCACATACTCTGGAAACAGTCCAGCGGTGTATAGCCAGCCTGCCATTACAACAATGGCCGATGGCATTCAACGTGAGTGGGCCAAAGACTTTGCCCCAGACATATTAGACGGCGCGCCAGGGCAGTTGCTTAAACAGTTGCGAGACTTTGCAGCCAGAGATGGCCAGCCAGTGACTGTGCGCGAATTGTTTGAATGGCGCACAAGATTAAATAACTCATATAAGGGCAATGACCCGCAGGGGACGGCTTTACTGCGAGCAAAGGATCAGTTCGATAAACAGATGGATAGCGCGCTAGATCGTGCATTGATTACTGGCGATGCCAACGCAGTAGACGCATGGCGCAATGCCTTGGCAGAAAATGCCGATTTCATGACTAAGTATAAGAGCAAAGACACAATTGAGCTTTTGACCAATACTCGCCCTGGCACAAACGCCTCGCAACTAGATTTCAACGTTGCGCCAAATGATGCGGCAAACTTTATATTTAATGCTTCAAACACCGGGTTTATTACTAAGAGAAACTTGCAGCGCGATTTGCTTAAAATGAAAAAGCTCCTACCAGAAAGTCAATGGAACCAACTGCGCCAAGAATTGTTTTTACGAATAGCTTCAGATGGGCGCTCGCGCAGAGGTGACTTCAGCGGTCTTAAATTCAAAGGGTCAGTAAATCAAGCGCTTGAAAAAAGCTCTGCCGTGATGTCGGCTGCGTTTACTAAAGAGGAAAGGGCGCTTCTTGAGCAATTTTCGCGGGTAGCAAACAGGGCGCACGACACTACGCGCAACACGTCGAATACTGCAGCAGCCAATGCCAGAAACTTAAAAGACATTGGCTTGCAAGTCGCTTCGACTTTTCAAATGCGAGGGCCAATGTTGGATAAGTTGCTTATGTTGATCCCGCTGGGCGTAGGTGAGATGCGCCGACAAGGTGCCAACATGGGCATGGATACGAGGCTAGGTTATCAAGGCGCGGCACCAAGGCCGGGAGCGGCGACTACTGGTGTAGCTACAGCTATCGCAAGCCCAGAGCAGCAATCAACTGAAGATATTATTTTGAGGCAGCAGCAATAACTGTACGCAGTTTGTACGCATTTATGCGCCAAAATAAGCCAATCTAGGCCAAGCTGCGCCAAGTGGCATTTTTAAGTGGTTGATTTATATGGGATTAAATCTGGCTACGCCAAGCTGTGCCATGAGGCGATGGGTTCAAACCCCATCGTCCACCCCATTTAACCCTTTGTTTTATAAGGGTTTTTTGTTTTCAGAACGGGCTTGTACGCACTTTGTACGCATTTTTAGTTGATTGTTGCCCATATAGCCGCCTGTTCTGCGTCCGCATCTGCGTCAATAAAACGGGCGTAAGTTGTCAAAAAAGTCTGCACTGAGTGGCCTAGAATTTTGGCGCAATAAGCGGGCTTCATACCAGCCTCCAACATTCTGCAAGCACAAGAATGGCGCACGTTATACGGATCTCGATACCTAACCCCGGTTGATGCCATTGCGCGAACTAAAGCGCGGCCAGTGTTGTTGCTAGAGGTAAACGGCTTGCCGTACTGGTTGCTAACAATGTGGTCGCTGTGCAGCAATCTAGGGGCATCCAGAAGAGCTTTCTTTACGATTGGGTGAACTGGCACCGTGCGCTCAGTATCTGTCTTGGTGGTGCCTTCAATCCCGTATACGCGGTTCCTATGGACGTGAAACATCCCGTCTTTGTAATCGGACCAACGCAGCGCTATTACTTCACCTGGTCGCAAGCCACAGTGATAGCGAATCAGATAAAAAATTCGCAGGTTCTCTGGCAACGCCGCCAGCAGCTGTTTCATCTCATTCGCCGTGAATGGGTCTATCTCACGCTTTTCTTTCTTGATCTCTTTGCTGATCAAGTTGCATGGGTTGTCTGTGATCCAGCGACTTTTGATAGCAAGCTCAAAAACACTGCCGCCATCGTTTAGGATTTCTCGCAGGGTCTTGGCTGCCAGCTGCTTGCGATAGATGCCGCGCATCATTTCTTGCACATCGCCATAGCGAATTTGCGTAATCGGCCAATGGGCAAACTCAGGCATCCAGTAGTTATTTAGTCTGCTTTTCACGCTGCGCCTAGCACTTGGTTTGCCGCGCTCTAAAATGTCTAAGCGCGTTTGTGCCAGTTCGCCAAAGGTGGGGCTGCGACCTTCTGGCCTGCCATCGTGCGGGTTTTCAAGTAAATCTTTGATGCGCCGCGCGCGGATCTGCGCGGCCTTTTCTATACCAGCTGGCGAGTACGGGATTGTGAGCGTTTCGTGCTTTCTGGTTTTTCCCTCCATCCACCAGATTTCGCATTTTCCACGTCTGTTATTAACACCTGTTGCGTGCTGCTTTGCCATTGGGTTATTGCCTCTAAGTTATAAACTGTTGCATTCCCTGCGTCCGACCAATAATGCACACCGCGCTCCCAGTTATGCAAGCGGCGGTGTTTTATTTGGTTTTTGGTATATCCAAGCGTTTCAATAATTTTTGTCTCAGTGACTGCCATTACCAACCTCCGCAATCTGCGCCTCTGTTTCGATCCACCAGCGCAAATAATCTGCCGCTTTATTAAGGTGAACGAGAGGGACTTCGTTGTGGTTATGGGCGCGCCAAGTGTACTTAATCACATTGCCCTTGCAGTAACCGGCGAAGTCACCAGCGCTCATGCTCTCGCGGATCGCGTCAATGCACTCGATTTGGCCTTGGCGGTAATGCTCCGGGGCTGCGACCTGTTTTTCTTTGCTGAGCTTGGGTGCAACTGGCGCGGGGCCATGTATCAAGAAGTCGCTAAACTTTTGCAGCGTGGCTGTCGTTGGGGTCTTGATGTCGCCCTGGACGAAGTGCTTTACAGTCGAGTAATCCACGCCGATTTCGTCTGCAACTTTGCTGAACCCGCCAGTGATTTTGCCGCCTTCAGATTTCTCAATGGCGAGTGAATTTAGCTGTAGCTTGATTTCGTTATTGGTTAGCATTTTTCTTTCCTTTCCTTTTCGGGTTATCTAGTCGCGCGTTTCGGTCCACGCTGCCGTCTGGCAGGACGATGTATCTGTTTCTGATGTTATAAAC